GGCTTCACCCTTCGCGCCAGCGCCACGCGGCTCACTGGTGGCGTCGTCTCCGTCACCGACACCACCGCCAGCACGTCCACGACGACCGGAGCACTTGTCGTTGGCTCCAACGTGGGCTTATCGGGGAACTCGGGCGGCGCGAATTGGTTTGGCGGCGAGCGGCTCATTTCGCAGATGAACCAAAACGCGCCTACTCGACTTCAGGTGCGGAACGATACGAGCGGGACGGCTGCACAAGCTCAAGTTTCCGCAACGCTTGGCGACTTTACGACATATACGGCAATGGGTTCACTTTCTGCCGGATTTACCACGTCGGGGCTATTTGCCGCAAACGCGGGCTACATTGCCAGCAATGCGACGGCAGGGCTAAACGTCTTCACGGTGGGCGCAACGTCGCTGACTCTTGGCACCAACGGCACAGCGGCACTCACCCTCGCCTCCAACGGCGCGGCGACGTTCTCAAACTCTGTCCGCTCCACCTCCGCCACCGCAGGCATCGGCTACGCGACCGGCGCGGGCGGCGCAGTCACGCAGATCACGAGCCGCACCACGGGCGTCACGCTCAACACCGTTTCGGGCGCGATCACGCTTTTCACCGCCGCAGGCAGCGCGACGTGGCAATCCTTCACCGTCACCAATTCCGCCGTGGCCGCGACGGACACGATCATCGTCAACCAGCGCAGCGGGACCGACCTTTACATGATGTCCGTTACCGCCGTGGGCGCGGGTTCCTTCCGCATCAGCTTTGCCACTACGGGCGGCACGACCTCGGAAGCCCCCGTGCTCAACTTCTCCGTTATCAAAGCTGTCTCCGCCTAATTTTTTCCTACCATGAATGACCCAATCGTCACCACCACGCTACAACGCATCCAGACTGACCCGCAGGGCGAGTCTCCTATCGCCACTGCTTTTTTCGAGAAGAAAACCGTTATCGACGGGCAGGTGTTCGTGTCGCCTTGGACAACGGTTCAATGGCCGCTCCTAAGCGACAAAACCGTCACCGTCGGCGGCAAGACTTACAGCTACGCCGAAGTCTCGGCTGCGGTTACGGCCATCGCGCATCAGGAACTCGCCGCTTCCTAACATGAGCACTGAGCAAGCACTCCAAAACCTATACGCAGCCGCTCGCCTTGCACCATTACCCGCCGATCAGCACGATTTGCTACGCAAGTGCGCGGAGCAGCTTGCCGAGGCTTTAAATCCAAAGGAAATGGTCGATAAACCCAAATGAGCGGGACGGCAGACGTTAATTGGCGCAGCTACGTTGGGCCGAATGACAACGGGCTGACGGTGAACGCGGCTGAATGGCAGGCACCGCTTGACCCCGAGAACTGGGACGACTTGGTGAAGTGTTCGAACTGCACCGGGCTTGTCATCAGCGGGCTGACGATTCCAGCCAGCCGCGAGGACTCGATTGATTGCGTGCGCGGCTCTAATTACACGGTGCAGAACTGCACGGTTCACGGCTCGGTTACGATCAAGGGCGCGATCAACGGTCTGACGCTTTACGGCTCCGTCGTGAGCGGCACGATTGAGCTGGGGCAGTATGACAACTATTGGGAGCCGGGCCGCGCTCCGACGCAGAACGTTTCAATACTCGACTGCACCTCGCCGGACGGCTCGCCGATTCGCGTCAAAGTCTGGGACGCCGAAGTGCCGTTCGTCCGAAATGCGAACGTGAAAATAACCAAAGTGCCGAAATGGATTTGGTTCCCGTATTTTCTTTTCCGCCGTTTGACGAACGACTTGAGGGTGTAACCATGTTTCCTCTCGCTGAAATTCTAGGCATCGGAACGAAGCTGATCGACAAGCTCATTCCTGACCCCGAAGCAAAGGCCAAGGCGCAGCTAGAACTGGCGACGATGGCGCAGAACGGCGAGCTGGCGAAGATGAACGCCGATCTTGAGGCATACAAGACTGAGCAGAGCAACCTGACCGAGCGGCTCAAAGCGGACATGTCATCGGACTCGTGGATGTCCAAGAACGTGCGACCGCTAACGCTCGCGGCGATCCTCGTCGGATATTTCACTTTCGCGATGATGTCAGCCTTCGGGCACAACGCCAACGAGTCGTATGTCGCACTGCTCGGGCAGTGGGGCATGCTCATCATGAGCTTTTACTTTGGCGGCAGGACGCTCGAAAAAATCATGGAGATGCGGAAAAAATGAACCCCACGCACGTCAAAGACCTCGCCACCGCTTCGACTCCCGTCGTCGCCTTTACCTCACTTTCGCAGGTCAACGACGTGGCGGCGCTCATCGGGACGTTGCTGGGCATCGCGTTTTTGCTTTGGCGCTGGAAGCGCGAGGCAAGCAAGGAGCCGTGATTTGACGGCCATCGCTTAGGCGATGGAACCCGTCATTACATTTGCAGCGTCCGCAGGCGTCATTGACGCACAAGCCGGCATCATTCGCGGCGTCTCGCTGATCACCAAAGGGCCGGCGCTCGGGCACGGCGTGATGATTGACGACCTGACTTTGGAGCAGGTCAAAACCGCCGCCGAGCAATACGCGGGCGGGCTCAAGGTCAAACTCGACCACTCGGGCGGCGCTGGCGATATTGTGGGCTATATCGACGCGCTGAGAATCAGCGGCGAAAAGCTGCTCGGGGATTTGCACTTGCTGCAAAATTCGCCGCATCGCGCTTATATCTTGGAGATCGCCGAACGGATTCCAGACACGTTCGGGCTCTCAATCGCGTTCTCGGGTCCGTCCGAAAAGAGCGCGGACAAGCTCACGACTTTGCAACGGTGCTCGGAAATTTACTCGGTCGATCTCGTCAGCGAACCCGCTGCGAACCCGAACGGATTTTTTGCGCGCAAACTCAAACAATTTGAGAGCGACGCCAGCGAGTCGCCGGAAGCAGAAATCAAAATCGAAATTCCTATGAACGACGAAATGAAAAAGGCCATCGAAGGCATGATTCAGTCTGCCATGATGGGCATGACGGAAAAAGTCGCGAAGCTCGAAAGTGCTCTCGCTCCCAAAGAAGAAAAACCCGCCGCGATGAGCGCACAGAACGAAGTCGTGCAGCTCGCCGCCAACGCCGCCGCACTCGCAGCGGTCAAAGAATTTGCCAAGTCCTTTGGTGCGCCAGCCGCTCCGATTGCCTCGGCCGAAGCAGTCAAACCGGTCGCAAAGGTCGAGAAGTTTGAGGATGTCGTCGCCGCAAAAGCCGTTGAGCTAAAGGGCGACAAATCTTCGGCGATCACCTTCGCGATCAAAAATCATGCCGAACTCTACGCTGCCTATCGCGCACGCGTTCAAGCCGGCGAACTCGTCAAACTCTAATCCAAAACTAAAATGGCCACTTCATTCAATCACACCGGCACTTTCTTGGCGAACTCGGCTATCACCGCGTTTCGTCTCGTGTCGATTTCCAACAACCGAGGCGTCGGTCTTGCAGCCACGGCTTCTCTGCCCGACGGCGTTGCAACGGTTGACGCCGCTTCCGGCGATCAAATCACCGTCGAATTCCTCGGCGGCACGACCATCAAAGCAACCTTGCTCGCCGGTCCAGTGACCGTGGGGGATACTCTCTTCTCAAATGCCAACGGGAGCGTTTCCATTACAGGCACGATCACGGTCGGCAAATCTCTCACCACCGCTTCGGACGCATCTACGATCATCGAGATGCTTCCCAAGAACATCTAACCATTAAGAACTAATTACCATGTATTCAAATTCCGCAGCCATTTTCCGTGGCGACATCGCTGGCGTAGTTGAGCAGGCAAAAGACTGGGAGGCCGGTCTGATCGGCACCTCCGTCATGCCGATTCTCGACGTGCCAGTCCGCGCCGGCCAATACCCATCGTTCGTTCTCAAAGAGGGCCAACTCCTCAAGAGCGACATCAAGAACCGCGCTCCATACAGCGATTACGCTCGTGGCACCCGCGCGTTCACTCAAGACACCTACACCGCTCTGGAATACGGCTACGAGGAGGCGGTTGACGATACCGTCACCCTCGACGTTGCCCGCTTCTTCGACGCCGAGGTGATGGCCGCCAAGCTCGCCAAGCGCAAACTCTTGCTCGCGCACGAGCTTCGCGTCGCCGCAAAAATCTTCGACAACGCCGCGTTCACCTCGACCAACTCCGGCACCGCCTACACCGTCGCCAATTTGGCCACGTTCGACGTTGGTCAAGACGTGCAGGAAGCTCTCGACCGGATGCTTGCGCGTGGCGAGTCCACGACCAACACCCGCGTCGTCATCCCATACCCAGTATGGACCCGCGTCCGCGCTTCCACGAAATTCCAAAACCGTTTGCGCGGCACCGGTCTTTCGTCCGACACGATCTTGAACGCCAGCACCCAAGCAGCCGCCGAAGTGTTCGGCGTCGCCGAGGTTCTGATCGGTCGCGCCTCCTACGACAGCGCACCCGAGGGCATCGCCTTCTCCGCCGCAAACGTCTGGGCCAACACCTACATTTGGGTCGGCTCGGTCACGCAGGCAGGAGCCGGCTATTTTGGAGGGGGAGCAGGCTTCACCTTGAGCTGGGCGGAGTACGGACCGGCAATCGGCGTCTCGACCTACCGCGAAGAGAAGATCAAGTCGAACATCGTTCGCGCCTCGCAATACACCGCCGAGAAGATCGTGAACTCGAACGCTGGTCAGCTTATCGCGACCCAGTATGCCTGATCTTAACTAGGTTTGGAAAAACAGCCTCACGCTTCACGGCGTGGGGCTTTTTGTTTTGACCGGTCCGAGCGATCAGCAAGACCTGACGCACACAACACAACGATTATGATACTTTCGCTTTGCGTAATTACCGGAAACGAGGCGGCACAAATCGGCGCGATGCTCGACAGCTTCGACGGCGTGATTGACGAGGTTTCACTCGTTCGCGCCATCGGCTCGCAGGAACCGGACGCGACCGAGCAAATCGTCCGCGACTGGTGCGCGGCGCACTCGGTCGGATTCATCTTCTCGGAATACAAGAACGGCGCGACGGCGCAGGCGTGGAAGCACGTCGATTCGTTTGCCCAAGCACGCAACCAAGCGTTCGCGCAGGCGTGCGGCGACTGGCTTATCTGGGCCGACTGCGACGACGTGATTGCGGACGCCGAAAAGCTAAGGGACCGGCTCGCGGAGCTATCCGACGACGTGCTTATGGTCCGTTGTCCTTACGACGTGCGCGGAACGGGCAAGAAGCTCCACCGCGAACGCATCGTTCGGCGTAGCGCATTTGCAAGCGGGCGCATCTGGCACCACGACGTGCACGAAAACTTGCTCCTGCTTCCGAACGACCGGCATTTTGACTGGGCGACGCCGGTTTGGCATCATCAGCCGATTGCGATCAAGCAGGACAACCGCAAGCGCAACCTCGCGATTCTCGGGCGCAGCGTGGCGGAGTCCGCCACCCAATACTTTTACATTCACCAAGAGCACTACTGCGCCGGCAACAAGGCCGCAGCCGAGCAGTTCGGACGCATCGCGCTGAGCTTCCCAAACCTCGACGATTCGTTCCGCTACGAGGTCGGGCTCAACCTTGCGCGGCTTGTCGCTTCTCGGCGCGAGGCGATGCAGTTCGCGATGTCGGCGCACGGTGTTTTCCCTTGGTGCCGCGAGGCAATCGCGTCGGTCATCCTCTTGGCGTTCGAGCGCAACGACGGCAAGCGGGCGAGCTTTTGGGCGTCGCGGATGCTGAGCCTTCCCGAGCCTACCGAGAAAGACCGACCGTGGACCCATGAGGTCAAATGGTATGGCTGGGCCGGGCACGACCTCGCGGCGCGGGCCTACCGCCTCGCCGGCCAACTGGACGACGCGGCGGCGTTGCAGCTCGTGTTTCACAAGCACACGGCACCGCGGATCCGGCTGACGCAAAAGACACTCGGCAACTCGACCAAATCGGTCGCCTTCCGCGACGCTTGGCTTTCGACAGCGGCGCAGCCGGAGCGCATCGAACACCGCTTCCTCGTGCGTGCCGACGACGCCGAGACGATGGGAATGGCGAAGCAGTTCCTGCACGACGTGGGCGAGCCGAGAGACGCAGCCGAGCCGGGCACGATTTGCGTCGTGGCCGAGGACGGAATGGTGCCGCCTCACAACTGGGATGAGCGCGTGCTTGCAAGCGGCTGCACGCTGATCGACTCGGAGAACATCGAACAAATTCTGGGAGCGAAAAAAGCATGATTCCCGAGCCGGCAATCGTCGTCTGCACGACCAACGCGCGATGTCTCGACGTGCTCAAGGCGTCGGTCAAAGCCTACGTGCCGCGCAACATTCGCACCTACTATTTCCACGGCGTCGGGGCGACGTTCGGCGAGGCTTACAACCACGCGGCGGGGATTGCGTTCAAGGAGCATGACGAGCTGGTTATCTGCAACGACGACATCGTTTTCACGCCGACGACATGGCGCGACCTTTTCGCGGATGTGAAGCTGATCAAAGAACATTGCGAGAACGTCGGCTACGTCGCAGCGCGGTCGGACTACGCACGAGGGGCGCAGAACATCCGCTGCGGCACCGGGCGCTTGGACTTCCTGCGGTTCGAGTCAGAGCGCAGCATCATCGAGACGCCGGTCATCGCTCCGATCTGCGCGTGGATTCACCGCGACGCATGGGTGGACTTCCCGCCGATCAACTGGTTCAGCGATGACGTGCAATGCGCCGACATGAAGCGCCGGCACTTCATCTCACGCGCCTACGTGCATCACGTCGGCTCTCAGACGTGCGGTTACGACGCTGCCAAGTGCAAGGCCGACGCCGAGCCGTGGCTGCGGGAGAACCGGCCGGCGCTGCACGCGCAGCACTTCGGCACGGTTTGACGATTCGCGCAATTGTATGGCCGCCGTCCGAGACTTCGACCCGACGCAGATCAACTCCGACTTCTCCGCGATATTGGAGCAGGCCGGCATTTCGTTTACGTATCAGGGCGCGGCGGTCACCGGCATCTGGTCAGCGGCGAGCAATGCGTTTGCCGACTTCGAGGACCAACGCCGCGACGACAGCAAGTTCACGATCTTCCTTTTGACGACAAGCGTCAGCGCCGTTCCGCAGGTCACGCAGACGCTTTCGCGGGCCGGCATCACCTACTACGTTGAGCGCGTGACGTTGGACGCCGAGGGCGCAGGATGTGAGCTGAGCGTTGCTAAGGTTATATGATTTCGATCTTCTCAGACACCAAGAAGCTCGAATATGCGCTGGCGAGACTCGCCGACGCTGCGAAAGTCGATCTTGGTCTGGTCATTAAGCAGGAAGGCGCTTACGTCGCCCGAACGATTATGCAGATCACGCCTCCGACCGGCGACAAGATCGCAAACGGCGGGCAAATTCCTTTGGTCACGGGCGGTTCAATTACCAAAACAAAAGCGGGCGGACTCAGCACGAACGCACGCAAGCAGGGCGAGAACGCAATTCTGGGTGACTTGTTCGGAGGTCGAAAACTAGCGAAAGAAAAAAGCATCGGTCTTTTTCAGAAGATCGGAAACTCAACGGAAGTTCCGCCACGCGACGGACAGAATGAAACGATGGGCGTGAACCTTGGCTGGGAGGGCTCGAAGAAAATCCGCATTTATCGCAAGTTCTGGCAACCGGGCGCATCCATCGCGCAGATGCGGGCGTTTCATCACGCGAACAGAAATGCACGCGGGAGGCCGAAACAGGTCACGCGCAGCGCAATCGGTCGCTGGCAGGTGCAGGACCAAATGTGGGTCACGAATCAGGCGGCGGATGCCTATCTCAAATACGTTCAAAAAAAGGTCGGTCTCGGTAAGGCTGGATTTGCTGCGGCTGCAATGGCGTGCGGCGTTCGCGTGCCAGCTTGGATTCGTCGGCACATGGCAAAGGCTGGAACCGCTCAAGTGCAATTTGGGCAGAATCCTTTCGTGAGCGCACGGACCACCGGCAACAAGATTCCCGACCTACAGCGCGTGGTTGATTCGGCTCTTAAAATTCGCTACAAGGTCACGCTCTCGAAATACCGCGCTGTTCTCGCCAACCGCGCCGTCAATCTTGGATTCGCAAAAGTAAAAGGCGGCATGGTCATACCCAAAGAAGCATGAGCACCCGAACAAACATCCGCAACGCCACCGCCAACGCCTTGACCGGCGCTCTCGTCGTTCCGACCGCGAACATCTTGCGCGGGCGCAACAACACGATTGCAAGCGTCAGCTTTCCCTCCGCCGCCGTTTACGCGGTCAGCGAGCAGATCGAGGTCCGCACGCTCGGGCCGAGCAACCGCACGCAATACCGACAGCTCCAACTCGTCGTGGACTACTTCACCGCCGAAAGCGGCACCTACCTGATTGACGACCTTTTCGACACTGGCAGCGCAGCGGTCGAGGCCGCCGTTCTCGCCGACGTTACGCTCGGCGGGCAGTGTCAGGACCTGCATTTGACGAGCGTCGAATATACGATTGAACCAGACGAGGACCGGCGCTTCGGCTCGGCTCGGCACACTTTCAACTGCATCTATTTTTCAACCGACTAACCTCATTTTATGGCAACCAAACTTGGCCGCGACGGCCTAATCAAATTATCCAGCACCACCATCGGCGAGCTTCGCAACTACGCTCTGACCCACACCTCCGACACCGTAGAAGATTCGGTAATCGGCGACACCTACCGCACCCGGCTTGCTTCCATGAAAACTTGGAGCGCGTCGGGCGATCTTTACTGGGACGAAGGCGACGCCGGTCAGCTTCTGATCACCATCGGCAGCTCGGTCACGCTGAACCTTTATCCAGAAGGCGCGACGACCGGCGACGTTTACTATTCCGGCGCCGCCATCGTGACCCAGTTTAATGTGAGCGCCAGCTTTGACGGCATCGTAGAAGGTCAAATTAGTTTCGAGGGAAATGGAGTGCTTTCTGTGCTCACGGCTTAATTTAGCAGGCAAAACACACCACACACATGGACGCAATTGACCTCGTCAGAGAACACTTCGCCTCACTCGGCACGCGCAAAATCGACGTGCCGGAGTGGAAGCTCGTCGTGCACGCAACGCCGGTCACGCTCTCGGAAAAAAACCGGCTCTATCGTCGCAGCAAAGAGAACGACATGGAGCTGCTCGTAGACATCCTCATCATGAAAGCCACCGACGAGCACGGCGCGAAACTGTTTACGATTGAGCACAAGCCCACGCTGTTGAACAAGGCAGACAGCAACGTCGTGGGCCGCGTCGCAAACGCCATTCTCGCGGACGACAGTCCGAAGGTGGACGACCTAAAAAACTGATCTACGGCGGGGAGGCGGCAGACCTCCTCGCCGTTTACGCGCTCGCGGACCGTCTGCACAAATTTGCCCACGAAGTTCTCGCGATGCCAGCCGAGGAACTGAACGGCTGGCTGGCTTACATCGAACACCAAAACCGAATCTCCAAATAACATGGCCGAGGCATCATTTATTCTGCGGGCGGTGGATGCGACAAAGCAGGCTTTCGCGAGCGTGCAAAACTCGCTCGCGAAGTTGCAGCAAAGTTCTCAGACAGCGGCGGGCTTCATAAAAAAAGCCTTTGATCCGAGGGCTCTCGGCGCAGGCTTTGCGGCGGCGCTCGGTCTTTCGCTGACCTCAGTTATTGATTCCGTCATCACAAAATTGACCGAATTGGTTATGCGTGCGGAAAATGTCCGCAAGATTTTGAGAGAATCTCGACTTGAGTCGGAAGGCATTTTGGAAGCAGGTATTTTTGCAGCAATGGACCCGGTGCGCCAACTGGAAACCATCCAAGCAAAAATCATAAAAAACGCCGCAGAAATCGACAAGCTGCGCAGCAACGTAAGAGAGGAAGTGGTTGCACTACCACAAGGCGGATCAGTGACCGTTCAGCTAGGCAGCGTCAAAGAAGCCGAAGAGCTTAAAAAACTGGAAGCAATGCGGGCATCGCTGGTCATCGCGAATGTTAATTTAATAAATCAAATCGAAAGAGACACGGCTGAAATCAAAACAAAATCAGACGACGAATCACTCGACGCGCAAAAAAAGGTTAACGATCTTTTGCGGGAGTCTAGCAATCTCATGTTGAAAGGTCTTGAAGTTCCAAGGGATGATGCTTCCGCAAGGATTGAGGCAACAATCGAGCAGACTTTGGCGAACCGAGAGCTCGGCAAATCTTTAAGTGATTCCGTCATGACTCCGATGGAAAAATACATCGCTGCGCTGGAGCGCATCGATTTATTGCACGCCAAAAAAACCATCGATGACGAGACCATGATTCGTCTTACCGCAGAGGCCGGCGCAGCATTTGCAGCGACATCAGGAGATGTTGAGGACATAGCATCGCGCCTAAGTATGGTGAACGAAACGGCAAACAAAACGATTCCTGCAATGTCTCAACTCGCGCAAATGAGCAACGACGCTGGCAGCATGATCGCCCAAGGCTTCGAGGACGCGATCTTGAGCGGGCAAAAGCTCGGCGAGGTTGTCCGCTCACTCGGTCGCGATTTGCTCCGGCTAGTGTTCCAAAAAACAATTACCAACCCACTTGCTGAAGGAATATCTGCCGCATTGAGAATCCCATTCAAGGCAATGGGCGGACCAGTCAGCGGCGGCTCGCCCTACGTAGTCGGCGAGCAAGGGCCGGAGCTGTTCGTTCCGCACGCGTCGGGCACCATCGTGCCGAATAACAAGATGGGCGGCGGCAGCGGTTCGGGTGGCGGCAGCGTGACGGTAAACTACAACATCGCAGCCGGCGTCTCGCGAGCTGAACTCGTGCCGATTCTCGACCAAGAGCGTCGCCGGCTAAAGGCCGAGATTCCCGACATGGTTCGACGCGGCGGCGGCTACCGCGCAGCCTTCGCTTAATCGTCATGGCTATCACCTACCCACTCACGCCGCCGAGTCCGTTTAACCTCTCGCGCTTGTCGCTAACGGGCGTCTCCGCGACCTCGCGCAACACGTCGCCGTTCACGCTGCAGACGCAGCAATACAACTGGCCGGGGCAAGCTTGGCTCGGCTCGGTCGATTGTCCGCCGATGAAGCGTGCGGACGCGGAGACCGTCATCGCGTTCCTCTTGGCGGCGCAGCGCGGCACGTTCTATTTCCAAGACTACGCCAACCCGACGAACCGAGGCGGCGTCACCGGGACGCTCACGGTCACGACGGCAACCGCGAACGGGACCACGCTGACATTCGGCGGCGCAACCGGCTCGTTCGCCGTCGGCGATTGGCTGCAAATCGCGACCTCGCTCTACAAGGTCGTGCAGGTCAATTCCTCATCGAGCGTCGATCTTTTCCCGGCACTTCGCAAAAGCTACGCGGGCGGCACGGCCATCACCTACGCCAACGCGAAAGGGGTATTCCGCCTCGCGTCACCAAGCACCGAATGGTCAATCGGCGAGGCGAGTATTTACGGCGTCGGATTCGCGATCATCGAAGACGTTGAATCATGAGCATCACTACCGCAGGCCGGTCGCTCTCGGCCAACATGGTTACCGAGGTCAGCGCGTCGCAGCTCTCGCCGATCTTGCTCGCGTCGTTCTCGTTCTCAACGCCGCTCCGGCTTTGGAGCGGTTACGGCACGATTACCGTTGGCGCAGTGACCTACCAAGGCATCGGAACGCTTGGCACAATCTCGCCCGTTGAGGAGACGACCGACCTCGCGGCGCGTGGAATCAACTTCCAGCTCTCGGGCGTTCCTACCGCTTACGTCTCGATTGCGCTCACCGAAAACTACCAAGGGAAGGAGTGCAGCGTCCTTTTCGGCGCACTTGACGCAACCGGCGCAATCGTCGCCTCGCCGGTCACGATCTTCGCCGGCCGCATGGACGTGATGTCGGTCAACGACGACGGCCAAGAAGCGTCAATTATCATGAGCGCCGAAAATAAACTCGTGGACTTTCGCCGGCCGCGTGAGGTGCGCTACACGCACGAGGAACAGCAGAATCTTTTCTCTACGGATCTCGGCTTGGAATTCGTGAACGCGATTCAGGAAAAACAAATCTACTGGGGCAACGCGAAGCTCGCGGCACCGATTCGGGACGGCGGCGACGAGAGCGAGTCAACCTCCTACATGTGATGCCAGCACGCCGCGACAACTGGCCGGACCTGCTCGCGCAATTTATCGAGGTGCGACGCCATCAACCGTTCGAGTGGGGCTCGAATGATTGCTGCATGTTCGCGGCGGATTGGGTCGAGCTTTGCACGGGCGAGGATTACGCCAAAACGTGGCGCAATCGCTACTCGTCGGCATTTGGCGCGGTGCGCGTGCTGAACGAGGCAGGCGGCGTTGAGGCTCTGGTGGACGCGCTAGGGCTGCACCGCGTCGCGCCGCAGAAGGCCGGGCGTGGCGACATCGTAGCTCAGCAGGCCGGGCGCGGCGTGACGCTCGGGATTTGCCTCGGCGTGACAACGGCTTTTGTCGCGGAGGACGGGCTTGTTTTTGGGCCGCTTTCTAGCGTCGAAACTGCTTGGAGAATTTAACATGCCACAAGCCATCGCAATCGCCATTCTCTCAAACGTCTCGTTTGCCACGGTCTCTGGTGCAATCCAAGCGGTCAAATTTTTGGCCGCAGTGATAAAGTTCGCCGCCGTCACCGCCGCGTCAATGGCCGCGACGAAACTGCTTTCTCCGAAGATGCCGAGCTTCGCCGACTCGTCGCTTTCGGACCGCTCGCAGTTGGTCCGCAATCCAATCTCGGCGCGGACGATTGTTTACGGCAAAAGCCGCGTCAGCGGCACCATCGTTTACCTCAGCACGACGGGAACCAAAAACGAATACCTGCACATCGTCCTGACGCTCGCCGGCCACGAGGTCGAAGCCATTGACGAGGTTTATTTCAACGACGAGCTGGTGCCGCTGACCGGCAACACGCCGACGGGATTCTACGCAGGAGTTGCCCGGGTGAACAAAAAGCGCGGCGTTCCCGGAGACACGGCCGACGCGGATTTGATCGCGGACACGGCAAGCCTGACCGATGGCAAATGGACCGCAAACCACACGCTCTCTGGCATCGCCTACCTTTACGTGCGTCTCACATGGGACGCCGAGAAATTCCCGAGCGGGATTCCCAACATCAGCGCCGTCATTCGCGGCAAGAAGGTGCTCGACCCGCGCACGGCGACAACCGCCTATTCCGCAAACGCCGCGCTCTGCCTTCGCGACTACCTGACTGACACGTCGCTCGGCATGGGCATGACCGCCGCCGAGGTTGACGATACCGCGTTCGGCGTCGCTGCAACCATCTGCGAGGAACAGGTTCAAATCCTTCCGCTCTCGCCGACGGTTTACGAGAACCGCTACGAGGCCAACGGCGTGATTGTGACGAGCGCCAGCCCAGACGAGAACATCGGCAAGCTCCTAAGCGCAATGGGTGGCCTGATCGCCTACACGGGCGGGCGCATCGTTCCCTACGCGTCCGCCTACCGCATACCAACAGTGACGCTCACCGAGAAGCATTTCGTCGGGCCGCTCAACGTGCAGACGCGAACGAGTGCGCGGGACCGGGTGAACTCGGTCAAAGGCGTTTACGTGTCGGAGACGAACAACTGGCAGGTGACGGACTTCCCGACGATCAGCTCGGCCACCTACGTCACCGCCGACAACAGCAACGTCTTTTTCCGCGACGTTGTTCTCCCGTTCACGACTTCGCCTAGTTGCGCTCAACGGCTCGCCGTGCTGGAGCTGCGCCGCGCTCGGGAGGAAATCACGTTCTCGGCACGCTTCCGCCTCGAAGCGATGCAGGTCCGCGCCGGGGACACGGTCATGATTACCAACGAAAAGCTCGGCTGGTCGTCCAAGGTGTTCGAGGTGATGGAATGGAACTTTGCGAGCGACGGCACGCCGCCGCAGGTGTTCGTGGACATGACGCTACGCGAAACCGCGTCCTCGGTTTACTCGTGGGCCGTCGGCGATCAAATCGCTGTGCCGGACTCGCCCAACACCACGTTGCCCGACCCGTTCACGCTCAGCGCACCGACGAGCCTTTCGCTCACGGCGGACGGGACGACTCAACTGGTGCAGGCTGACGGCACGATCTTGCCTCGGATTCGCGTCGGCTGGACGCCACCGGCTGCGGAGTTTATCCAAAGCGGCGGCTCGGTCGTCATCGAATACAAGCCAGCCGCAAGCACGACCTACCTGACTTGGAACACGGTTGAGGGCGAACAGACCGAGGACTTCATTTCGTCCGACGTGAAGATTGGCACGAACTACAACGTGCGGATTTACGGCGAGAGCTACTTCGGAATTTCGACAAGCTATCTCAGTGGCTCAATCACCGTCGCGCAGGACACGACGCCGCCGGCAACGCCAACCGGACTCAGCGCAGCCATCGGCACCGGCAAGGCCGTCTCGCTCGACTGGAACGACAACACCGAGCCGGACTTTTCGGAGTATGGCATTTACCGGAACGTCTCGGCAATCACGCCGGCCAACGCGAACACGGACAAGATCGCGGAGGTGCGTGCGTCGCGGTTCGTGGACACCGACGTGACCATCGGGACCACGTATTACTATTGGCTCACCGCTTACGATTCAGTCGAGAACGTCAGCGGCTTTACGAGCTACGTTCAAGCCACGCCGTCCGTCATCACGGCTGGGCCGATTGACCCGACTGCGCCGGCTACGCCTAACGCGCCGACGCTGATCAGCACCACGTTCTATGAATCGAGTGACGGCACGAGCTTTGCGGGCGTTTCGCTCACGGCTCCACCATTGCCATCCGGCGCGGTCGCGCTGGACGTGCTTTATCGTCGCACAGGAGCGAGCGATTTCATTATTGGAAACCAAATTACGTCTGTCATTTCCGTTGCGGTCAGCATCGACGATCTTTCGGTCGGAGAGTCTTACCAATTTGCAGCGCGAGGGATTTCGTTTTCTGGAGCGTTGTCGCCGGTTTCTTCTCTGCTTAGTCAGACCGCTCCGAGTAACACGACGCCGCCGAGCACGTTGACGGGACTGACTCGGATCGCTGGCGATCAAGCTGACAAAGGTGCGGTGGTGCATCTCGGAAACGAGTATTACACGGCAGTCGTGACGTGGACAAAACCAAGCGACCGCGACATTGCGAATTACCAATGGGTAATAACGACAATAAACACCGACGCAGAAGCGGATGCTATTATTGCGTCAGGCGGGGGATTTCTGACTCGCGAAGAATACGCGCAAGCGGTCATCGGCACGCCAGCGGTTCAATATTTTCGCGTCCGAGCAATCAATCGCAGCGGCACCGCAGGAGCGTGGGCGGCTGCTGGCGACCTGTTCACATTCTACGCTCGGCAGCTCGGCGACGCCGCGACGCTCGACACTGGCACGACGGCAGGCACCGTCGCCGAAGGCAACGACACCCGCATCACCGGCGCAGCCCAGAAAGCCTCAAACCTCTCGGACGTTGCCAGCCCGTCCACGGCTCGCGCAAATCTCGGCATAAATCGTTTCTCGCACGTTGAAAACCTCACGGGCGGCGCACCAACCGAGACGTTCACCTTCACGCACTCGCTCGGCACGACACAAGACTACGTGCTCGCCGCGTGCGTCTCGCCGGTAAACGAGCTGTTAATCGCGCACGACTATTCGGCGGCGGGCAACAACTCGAACGACACGGTCTTTCACGTGGCGACCGTTGACGGCTCAAACATCTCCGCAGGCTTGCGGCGCTTTACGATTCATTTCGTGCAGTGATTCCGCGCTGAGTCTGTTTTTTCTTCAGACGTAAGTCGTTGATTATCAACGCTCACGGATTGCGTGCGATACTTCGCGCACATTTTTCTTCACATCGCGGGGCGGATGTGTAGATTTTTCGCATCGGAGGGAATTAACCCGACGACAAAAACAAAACATGAAAAACAAAACGACCCAGATCAAAAGCCTCGAAGCCTTGAAAGCCGCTGCACCAGAAGGAACACGATTCATTCACACCGCGAGCGTGATGGATGACTCGGGAACGGGCCAATTCTGCGGATTCTACGCCACGCCGGAGCAAGAGCGCGAATACAACGACGGAATGGCTCGGATGGCCGAGATGGGCTGAGCAAACCCACCACCGCAAACCACCCCGCTACCTCTTCAGAGGCGCGGGGTTTTCCGGTGCCAGCCGAAGCGATTTAACGCCGAAGCGCGCAATCAACCACATGAAAATCAGCATCGACAGCGTTCAATCAGTCAGCATCCGCAACGAGTATCTCGCAGCTCATTGCAATCACGCCGAATTCTTCGGGACGTTCCGCCACCCAGACCACTCTGAAAATCAGGACTGGTGCATCAGCCTTTACAGCGTCTGCGACGAACTGGTGTTTGCCACCAACGGCGATGCAGTCTGGGAGGTCTCAAACTGCAACGACTTTGCGGCGCTCGTCTCAGAATACGGAATCAACATCGAGGAGGCGCTCGCAGAATGAACACCACCGAAGCACTCACCCAAGCACTGATCCTCGCGATCACCGCGCCCGACCAAGCACGCGCTGATCGCGCAATCGCTCTCGCCGAAAGCATCGGCGCGGGCTGCACGGCGAAGCAGATTGCAGCGGCCAAGCGCAACGCCTCGAAGCTCACCAAATGAAATCCGCACTACTAATCCTCGCGCTCGCGGCCACCGCGCACGCAGCGCCACCCGCCTCATTCTTCCGCGCTCTGCACGTAGTCGAGACCTCCGGCCGCACCGGGCCAATCCTCGGCGACGGTGGCAAGGCGCTCGGGCCGCTCCAGATTCACCGCGCCTACCACGCGGACAGTCGCGTTGCCGGCGACTACTCACGCGTTGCCGATCTCGACTACTCGAAACGCGTCGCAACCGCCTATCTCAAGCGTCACGCTCCGGCAGCGTGGAAGGCGGGCGATGTCGAGACGCTCGCACGCGTGCACAACGGCGGACCCAAAGGCCACCTCAAGCAGGCGACCAAGGGCTACGCAGCGAAGGTCAAGGCGCTTTCCCGATGAGCCGAAAGACCAAACCCGAATACAAGACGCGCATCGTCGCGGCGATCAACGCTGACGAGGGAATCAAAGGCGTCGCCTGCGAGCTGGGAATCTCGACCGGGTACGCATACAAGATCGCGCAAGACTTGGGCTACCTCGCCCGGCTCGTGAACGCTGAGGAAATTAAACTCTTGAAACAACACAGGACAAAATGAACCCACCCGACCAACCGACGCCACGAACCGACGCAGCGGTCAAGCTGACCGTCGCCGCAGGTCACAACACCGTTTGTCCAAACTTCGCTCGCACCCTCGAACGCGAACTCACCGCCGAGCGCGAAAAGGTGCGCGTGCTGCGGGAGCACGGCATTGAGGCTCTTATGGTCGCACGCTCTTGGCAAATGGTATGGGGCGACAAGCTATCGCCCGACTCGGTGGCGATCTTCACCAAACACGAACAGGCATTTCTCGCAGGTCTCGCCGCGACGGAGGCAAAAACATGAACCCACTCGACCAACCCACGCCCTACGCAGGCGCACCTGAATGGCCGAAGCCTTTTGCGGGCACGCCCACCGGCATTATCGGAGAGACTTGCAGCCAACCGCTGCACGATCTTGTGCATCGCACGCCCACCCTCTCGCCGACGCCGAGGACGGATGCAGCCTACTTCGCGAACGGCGCAACCATGTATTCGCTCGCCGGTGAGATGAAGCTTATTGAACGCGAACTCGCCGAAACCGAACGCCTGCGATTTGGTGCCGATGCGGATCGACGCCGGTTGCGTTGCGAACTCGCCGCCGCGAAAGCGGAGTGCGAGAGGTTGAAATTTCTTGCTGGCCCTTCCGCCATGAGCGACGATTCAATTGTTTCAGCTTACGCCGAACTCGCCCGCCTCCGCGCCGAGGTAAAGGCGGCAAGGCTTCGCGGGGATGTATTGCAAGCCGAAGTAGATCGCTGGACCAAGTGGCACAGCGATCAACCTTGGTTAGCAGAGATTTACGGCTACCAAAAGCAACTCGCCCGCGCCGAGAAAGCCGAGGCGGAACGCGACCGGGCGGACGCCGAAGTTGCTGAGTTAAAAAAACTGCTTTTGGAGTTTGGGCAATTGCCATCAACGCAGCCATGAAAGGCACGATCTAATTTTATGACCACCGAACAACACCTCGAACTATTAACCGAGCTTCGCGCCATTCGCGCCGCTCTCGAAAAGCCGAAGCCGATGCTCAGCCTGACGGCTGCGACCGCACCGACCGCGACGCCGGACACTCTGCCACTCCCGGCGATTGCAATCGCGGACGCGGGCAGCGTGCAGGTCCACTTCGGCAAAAACGCTGGCGTGCCACTCTCGGCACTCAGTGACAAACAGCTCCTCTGGTATGGAGCCGACCGACCAGAGCAGCTCAAGAAGGACGGCACGCCGTTCGCTCCACGCGAGGCCGACGTGCTGCTCAAGAACGCGTGCCGCACCTTGTGGCATCAGCGCAAGAGCGGCGCTCCAATAGTGCCAGCTACTCAGCCGGCAGACGACGGCGAGAACGTGCCGTTCTAAAACTTCTCGGCGGTTCCGAGCATAAACCCAACCCTACGACGCCGCTGGTGGCGGTGCGAAAATACGCCAGCAACTATTTCCCAAAAGGAAAACCCTCCGGCCAACGACGACCGGAGGGCAACACACGAAACACACACACGATACAACATGGACACCAACGTAAAATCAGAGATCGCGGTCGCAGAGACCGCCACGAAAGCACCGATTCAGTTCGGCTCAAACGGAGTGCAGCTCCAATCAATCGACGAGGCTTTCCGCTTCGCTCGGGCCGTAGTCGCATCGGGCTGGGCACCGAAAGGAATGGAAAAGCCCGAGTCGGTCATGATCGCGATTCAGTTCGGCATGGAGATCGGACTGACGCCAATGGCTGCGCTGCAAAACATGGCCGTGATTAACGGTCGCCCGGCGATCTACGGCGACGCCGCGCTCGCGCTAGTCCGCTCCAGCGGTCAGCTCGTGAGCTACAAGGAAACCGAGGTCGGCGAGCCGGGCAAGGACTCGCACGGCTTCACCGTGACGGTGCAGCGCCGGGGATTCGATGCAGCATCGGAGACGTTTACGATGGCCGACGCAAAGGCCGCAAAGCTCTGGGGCAAGGCCGGACCGTGGACGGACTACCCGAAGCGCATGATGAAATTCCGAGCACGCGGTTTCCTGCTGCGTGACCAATTTGGCGACATTCTCAAGGGACTGCGGACCGCCGAGGAAGCGCGGGACATGCCAGCAGAGATCAACGTCACGCCGCTGGCCGACAAGCTCGCGGGCGGACTGAGCGAGGCAATCAACCAATGAGAAAAATACCCGAGAGACAAACAGGCGTGCCGACGCGTCGCAAGGACGTGCACCTCGAAATCGCAAAGCCGAAGCGCCGTCAGGTCACAGACGAAACCACGCACAGCCGGAACAAACTCGGCATCGCGGTGGACAGTCGCGGGCGCTTCATCGGGCGGCGCGATATCGAAAAGGGCGCGGCACATTTCTGGAACTCACGAAGGAAACTAACATGAACAACGACAACGAAATCAAAGCAGAAGCTATCATCAACGCAGCTACGGAGCAGTTCCGAAGCCTGCTCGAAACCAATTTCCGAAGCATCGCCAAGGCGGCGCAGGACGGATTCACCGACGACGAGGACCAGACCGAGCCGAAGGCCAAAGCCACGTTCTCGGTCGAATGGGACGCGCTCGCAATGGCTCCCACGGTCAGCGTGAAAGTCGGCTGGTCGGTCCGGTTCAAGGACGAGAGCGAGACGGAGATTGACCCACTGCAATCGAAGCTGGGGCTGGAGGTGCAATCATGAGCGCACCAATCAACGACGGAGGGCCGGCGTTTCCATCGGTTGGCGAAGGATTCGGGAATCCTAGTTATTCGGCCCCCGGCATGACCCTGCGCGACTGGTTCGCGGGGCAGGCGTTGGCTGGTGCATTAGCTGACCCTACCTGCGATCTCTCTCCAATCGAGTTAGCTAAAAAAATTTATGAATTTGCCGACGCAATGCTGGCCGCACGGGAGGGTAAACAATGAGCGAGACCATCGAAGCCTACCACGCCAACCCGGCAATCAGTCACTCGAAGCTGGAGTGCTACCGTCGCAGGCCGGCGCTCTACTTCAAGAAATATGTCGCCAAGACGTTGCCTCAGCCGGAAGAGACGGGCGCGTTTCGCCTCGGCTCGGCGGTGCACTGCGCGATCTTGGAAGAAAAGGAATTCGCCAAGCGCTACATTCTGAAACCAGACTGCGACCGCAGAACCAAAGAAGGCAAAATCCAGTTCGCTGAGTTCTCGGCACAGCACGCGGACAAGACCTTGCTCGACGCCGACGAGATGGCGCAGGTCGTGGCGATGCGCGAGGCGGTGGCGGCGCATCCAATCGCGTCGCGGCTACTCGCGGAAGGAACGCCGGAAATGACTTGGCGCAAATTGCAGCCAAACGCTTTGGGCGCTCTGCAATGTCGGACGGACCATTTCAACCCGTGCGGCTGCGACATCAGCGAGTTTCACCCTTACGCGCTGGACGTGAAGACGGTCGAGAGCCTCGACAGCGACGCGTTCCGCAACTTCGAGCGGGCTGCGTTCTCCTACGGTTACCACCGGCAGGCGGGATTCTATCTGCCACTGATCAACGAAATCTTGGGCTATCCGGTTTCACGGATGTATTACGTCGCCGTCGAAAAGGTCGAGCCGTTCGGCGTCGCGGTTTACAAGCTGAGCGACGAAGCGATTGCGCGAGGGCAGGACGAGAACATCGCGGACCTCGTGCGGCTCAAGCGCAGCCTTGAAACGAACGAGTGGCCGAACATCGAGCCGACGATTCACGAACTGAAACTGCCGGCGTGGTATCTGAAATGAAATCCAACCTTAAATATAACTGGCGCATAACGCTCAGCGCACCGGGGCACTCCATCAGCGCAGTAAAGTTCTGCACGCTCGAACAGGCTTTGATCACGGCGGACGAACTTGAAACCGAAGTGGATTGGCTCGTGACCCTTGTCGGCATCACCCGCGAAACATGAAAGAACTATTTATCATCACCGTTGCGACCTCAGTCTGCACTAGCGCAATTTGCTTTTGGCTCGGGCACGCGCTCGGTAAACGCCGAGGCCGCGACGAGCAATGGGTCGAGAACTACCTAGCAAACGAACGCAAAACACAGGCCGGCCGAGACAAGCTCGGACGGTTCAAAAAACGAAAGGCACAATATGGTAAGATCAAAATTACAGCACCAAAAAACGAATCATGAGATCGACCGGCGACTGCTCGAAATGCAGTCACCGAGCGAGATCGTCCGAAACCTGCGCGGCGCCACGCTGAGCAATGTCCACGCACGGGCGCGGCGAATGAGATTGGCGCTGCATCGCATCACGCAGGCTGAGCGGGACCATCTGCTCGTCAGGCGGAAGGGGAGGGCGACATGAACACCTTCATTTACGGCGACCCGAAGGGCCAACCTCGAGCGCGAGCCTTCGCCCGCAAGATGGGCGCAAAGCACGTTGCGCGGATGTATGACTCGGACGTGGCGGACGCGTGGAAGCGGGCGGTGGACCTCGGGATTGAGCGCGAGCTAAAGGCGGCGGGGGCACTGGATCCGGTCGGAGCGTTCCACTGCCGGCTCACGTTTTTCTTCCGCCGTCCGAAGTCGCACTACGGTAAGGGCGGGCACGTTAAGGCGAGCGCACCCGTTTGCCACGTCAGCAAACCAGATGCCGACAATCTCGCTAAGCTCGTGCTCGACCGCATTACGCGCGGCGGGCGGATTTGGCGGGATGATTCGCAGGTCGCACTGCTACGCGTTGACAAGTTCTGGGCGATCACCGACGCGAGGATTGGGGTCTATGTGAGCGTTGAGCGATTCGGGGTGGGCGAGGCTTGACGCGGGGAGCCGATGGGATAAACAACAACTAGGCCGTAGAAAGCCTATGACATGAGACCAAAAACTTACATCCGTCAGTCTGCGCGAGGCGTGTTTCATCGCCAATTTCTACCGCGTGGGCTGGCGGATGTTTTTTGATTTATGAAACCTCCAGCATTTCAATTTTACCCTGACGACTTCTTAGGCGGTGTCGCCGACATGACACAAGCCGAGGTCGGGGCTTACATCCTGCTCCTTTGCTCGCAATGGGGACGGGGAGCAATACCTCCAGACCCTGATCGGGCCGCGCTGATTGCCAAGGGTCCGGTCTCATCGCACGTGCTTGCAAAATTCCCCGACGGACAAAATCCAAGACTCGAAGCGGTTCGCATCGAGCAAGACAACTACCGACGTTTACAGCGCGAAAAAGGTTTGGCATCAGGTGAGGCTCGTCGCAAGCGAGTCACAACCGTGGTTCAACCGCCGTTCAACCACGGTTCAACCGCGGTTCAACCGGAAGCGCAACCGAAGGTGAACTCTCCTTCTCCTTCTCCACCTCCTAATCATACCCCCTTACCCCCTAAAGGGGGAGAAGAGCCTTCGGAACTCAATTTGTCGCTTCATTCACAAACGACTCCGCCTCCGCCGCCCAAGGCGAAGGCTGAAGTTCAGCTTCGCGCCGAACGCATCATGGGTCGTCGCGAATCAACGCCGCTGACCAGCGGAGAGTCGCGAGCCTACGCAAAAAACCGCGCAGCTATCGAGGCAACGAACGAAGATGACTGGAGGCTGTTAGAACGCTTTTACGCTGCGCCACAGACCGAGACCTACGCGAGGAAAGACTTGGCGACCTTGCTCAACAACTGGAACGGCGAGATTGACCGAGCGAAGAAGTGGCAAATCGAAGCCGGCAAGAAATCCAAACCCACCTTCACCCATGAAAGCATCATTGACCGCTCCTGACCCATCGCCCGCAGAGCGCCGGCTGATCGCGGCGTGCATGGCCGGCGGCGTGCAGACCGTGGCCGCTGCAGTCAACCACGGCATCAGCGCCGAGACCTTCGCGGACCCGATGCTCGGAATTATCTGGCAGGCGCTCGTGCAGACCGCGACCGAGGACAAGGACACGCACGTTTTCAAAGTCGGCCGACGCGCTTTTGGTTCGGCCATCGATGCCGAGAGCATGGGCCAACTGGCGGAGATCGCCGCGCTTGAGCCGACATCGATCTTTGCGAAGCAGCTCACCATCGAAGTCATCGACGCGAACAAGCGCCGCAAGGCCGTTACCAAGCTCGCTCAAGCGCTCGGCGCAGTCACTCCACGCGAGGGCGGCGAGTGGGAAGAGGACTGGTCGGCCGCACGCAAAGCGATTCACGAAGCCGAGCTGGCGGTTTCGATCCAAGGCGCGACCAAGAGCCTTTCGGCAATCGTGGACGAATACATCCACGACGAGATCCACGGCCGCGAGGCCGGGGTCGTCGGGACTGGATTGCCGCACTGCGACGAGTATTTCGGGAAGATCCGAGGCGGCGAGGTTTGCGTGATTGCAGGCCGGCCGGGCGTCGGGAAGACGGCGCTCGCGATCCAGATGGCCGACTCAGTTGTGCGAGGCGGCGGCAAGGCTATGATCGTTTCACTTGAGATGCAGGCGCGGGATTTGGTCGGCCGGCTTGCGAAGCAAAGACTAGGGCGAAGCGCGGGCATCGTCCGAGGCTGCACAGCGGCCGAGTATCAATCGGCGAAGACATCGTGGATTGCCTCAGCGCAAAAGATGAAAGCGGACGAGAAGCGGCTGCACATCTTTGAGGTGCGTCAGGTCAAGTCCGTCTCGGACATCGAGGACCGGGTGGCGATGCTCAAGGCTGCGGACGCATTGCCGAACGTGGTCGTCATCGACTACCTGCAACTGCTCCACGCCGAGGACTCACGCGCACCACGCGAGCAACAGGTGGCGCTCATGTCGCGCCGGATAAAGCTCATGGCGTTGAATTTCAACGTGGCCGTGATTCTGCTCTCGCAACTTAACCGGGACGCCGAGAAAGACGGCAGCCGGCCGAAGCTCTCAGGTTTGCGCGAGTCAGGCGCAATCGAGCAGGACGCAGATCGGGTGTGGCTGCTCTATCCTGACCCTGACGTGATGGCAGTTCCTGACGCGCCGACGGTGCAGGTCGTCATTGACCAAGCGAAGAACCGCAACGGCGCGGGCGGCATCGCCAAGGTGGTCGAGTTCTTCAAACCCAGCTTTTCATTCCACAAAAAACTATGAGGCTCTACGACGAAAAAAATCGGCTGCACGCGGAGAACGGACCGGCAGTCACGAACCCAGACGGCTCGTGCGTGTGGTATCATCACGGCAAGATTCACCGGCTTGACGGACCGGCGGTGCGGCTCGTCTTCGCTGACGGGCGCATCGAAGAGCAGTTTTGGATCAACGGGACCGAGATCGTCGCGCCGCAACTTTAACCATGAAACAAACCAAAGAAGAAATCGAAGCGCAGATAATTGCGCTGCTCAAGCGGAGGACTGAGGGTCAGCGCATTGTGCGATCACTGACGCAGGCGCTCGAATCTCTTGAAAAGGAACTCAAGGAGCTTTTGCAACAACTCGCCAAACATTCTGAACCATGAAAAACACAAACGACCAACTAACGACGGCACTCGAACACGCAACGCGGGTGCCGTGCGACATCAACGAACATCTGCCTTTGCTCTCGCTACTCGCGGCGCAATGCCAGCAAGTGACCGAATTCGGCGTGCGGACCGGGTGCAGCACGCTCGCGTTTCTGCACGGGCTGCGAACGAAACGGGCGACGCTGCGAAGCTACGACATCAACGACCAGTTCGGCGTGTTTAAGACGATGCGCCCGTACACGACGACGGATTGGGTGTTTTCGATCTGCTCCACGCTGGCAATCTCGCAGATTGAGCCGACCGACCTGCTATTCGTGGACACGCTGCACCGCTACGACCAAGTGCGGCAGGAGCTGGCAATTCATGGCGACGCGGCACGGCGCTGGATTGTGTTTCATGACACCGAGACGTTCGGGACCGTGGGCGATGACGGCGGCGAGGGCATCAATCGGGCGATTGACGAGTGGCTGGTGGTGGAGCCGCAGTGGCGCGTCGTTTACCGCACGCACCGAAACAACGGGTTGACCGTGATTGAGCGCGAGGCAGAAACGCGTTCGTGATTGACTCGCAGCGCAATCCGTCAAAAGCGATGGGGCAACACATGACGACGACCCAAACACACGATCAGGACCAACGAGAACTTGAGGCTTTGCGCTTCTCTGCACGGGCGGCGCGAGCAATCACGACGCTGGAGATGCAGCGGAAAACGATCACGCGCGAATATGGCGAGCGCATCAAAAAGATTCGGGCGCTGATTCTGATTCTGCAACAGCGCGAGAGCATCGGGCAGCTCGGCATACAGGGGATTGACGCCGTTGAGATTTCACCCGAACTGCGGAAGCTGATTCACAACCCGGTCGGTGACCTGACGTGATTACCGCGACATACGACCGCGCTGCGACCTTCGAGGCGTCTTATGACGGCGCTCGGTCGGACGCGGGACGGCTTTCGGCGGAGATCATGGAAAGGCTGGTCGAGCTGCACGAGCTGAGGATGACGAGCGCGGCCGACCTATGCCGCAGGCTGGGGACGTTGGCGGACCTTTCGCCGACGATGTTTCTTGTGACGCTGCGGTTGGGGTCGGGCGATGTGTCGGCGGTCAGGCAGTCGTTCGGCGAGATGGCGAAGAACAGAGGTAAGACGCGCCAATTTTTCCATTGGGAATGGCAGCAGGAGATCGAGAAGGTGCGAATCGTGTTCCCGGAGCTTGCTCAGCTCATGACCGACTACCGGCAGGCGACGGACGAGGCGGATAGGCCAGAACGGGAGGGGCGGGAGTGAAACCGCGGTTTGCAGCGTGCTCAGGATGCCGCGCCAAACGCCGTTTAAGGCCGATTTTAGGCGATTTGACGGCTTTTGAGGGTCAAGACACAGGGGGAGGGGGCGCGGGGGAGGTAGGAGACTTCTAGGGGGGCTGGAGGGGCGCGGGTTAGATGACCTAGAGCAAAAAATCCCATTTCGTTTTTCGAGCCAATTTGACACATGAAACTAACAACGACCAAAATCACCGAGCTCTCGCTCGACCCGTCCAACGTCCGCAAACATTCGCGCCGAAATCTCGACGCGATCAAAGCCAGCCTGCGCAAATTCGGCCAACAAAAGCCAATCGTCGTAGACGCGAAAGGGATCGTCCTCGCCGGCAACGGCACGTTGACCGCAGCGCAGGAACTCGGCTGGACCGAGATCCAGATCGTGCGGACGGAACTTGCGGGCGTTGAGGCCACGGCGTTTGCGATCGCGGACAATCGGACGGCGGAGCTGGCAGAGTGGGATGATAATCTAGGGGACGTGCTGAAGTCCCTGCAAGACGAGGACGTTGATTTAACTGATCTTGGCTACTCAGCAGAAGACATTGCGAAAATGCAGACGCCTGACTTTGCAGCCGGAACCGTGGATGACCAAGGAAAGCTCGATGAGAAATCACCGATTGAATGTCCGCATTGCCATAAGTCTTTTACGCCGTGAAAACAGAGCTGAAAATTGATTGGGCGACGCATGAATCGGCAAAGTATGCAGTTGAAAATTGGCATTACAGTGAATGCCTCCCAGCCGGTAAACTCGTGAAGGTTGGCGCATGGGAATCAGGAAAGTTTATCGGCTGCGTAATTTTCGGAAGAGGCGCTAATAACAATATGGCAAAACCCTACGGGCTGACGCAGCTTGAATGTTGTGAGCTCGTCAGAATCGCGCTTACAAAACACCTCTCACCAGTCTCACGGATTGCGGCGCTTGCGATGCGATTTCTTAAATCACAATCGTCAGGATTGAAACTCATTGTTAGCTATGCCGACCCAGAACAAGGACACCACGGCGGAATCTATCAGGCAGGGAATTGGATTTATTGCGGAAGGTCACAGGCGCAACAGGAGGTCATTTACAAGGGCGAGGTGATGCACAAGCGGACGGCAAATGCGCTTTTTGGAACAATTAAAGGAATGCAGAAGTCTGCTATTTTTTGGAAGCATAAGTATCTAATGCCGCTTGACGCCGAGATGCGCGCCAAGATTCTCCCTCTCGCAAAGCCTTATCCAAAACGCGCCGGAGGTGACACCACGGACACGCCAGTCTTCCAGACTGGAGAGGGCGGCTCGACACCGACCCCGGCGCTCCAATCTTCTGAATGAGCGACGCCGCGCAATCACCGAGCGAAATCCTCGCCCGCCGCAACGTCCAAAACATCGCGGTCAAGCTCAAGGCCGGCAAGACGCTGACGACCTCGGAGCGGAAGGCGCTCAACGAGTTTCAGGCCGAGCAGACGGGCGGCTGGGTGAAAGACCTGAGCGCACTGGCGAAGGAGCTGGGGATGTCTCGGCAGGGCATTTACGATGTCCGCAATCGCTTTGCGGACGCGCCGAAAAAGCACGAGGACGGCAAGCGCGAGAACCTGACGGCGTGGCAAGCGTTTTGCGCCGAACACCTGATTGGCAAGGACACGGCGACCAAGAATCTCGCCGACCTCAAAGCCGAACTCATGCGCGAGCAAATCCGTCTCGCCCGGTCCAAGAACGAGCGCGAGGCCGGCGACGTGATTGATCGGGAGGTGGTCGAGGCGATGCTCGTGACGCTCGGCCAAAAGCTCGACCTGCTGCTGCGGCTCAAGCTGACGATCGAACTCGGACCTCGTGGCGTCGGGATGAACGCGGCAGAGCTGAACGTCGAGGGCGGCGCGATCTTGTCGGAGATCCGCGAAGTCGTGAACGCGAATATCGCGACGTTCGAGGCCGAGGCGCTGGACCGGTCGAGGGAGTGAAGCGATTGTTTGAAATAGTGCTTGCAATCAATCAAACGGTGGGCATCGTCTAGCGCATGAACTCAACACAAACGGAACAAATCAAAGCGCGCGCCAAATTTCTTAAACTAGAAAAGGCTGCGCACGATGCTGATTATGCTCGGCGCTGCGCGGCGGCTCGCGAAATTGCGCTCGCGAAGATTGCGGCGCTTCAAGCAATCGAAGCCGCGCGCGCTAAATAAAACCCAACCCGCCCCGAAGAAACTAAGGGGCTCTTTTTACCCATGAAACTTACCAAAAACGACGCGGAAGAAGTCGCGCACAAGCTCGGGGTTTTGGCAGATTCGCCAGACTTGCAAGATGATTACGGTCTTACTCAAAGCCAAGCCGATCAACTGCGAGCCAGCGTCCCGCTGTCTGGCGGTCCGTGGATAATTCCGTTGTGGGGAATGGACGCGGTGCGCGGAGAGATGGCAGACCATTGCGTTGTGCTTTCCGGCATTGCTTCCGACGCTCGCTCGAATCGTGAGTTTGGGCAAGCGTTGCGAATTTCCAAGCAAGCAAAGCGGCTTAACGCTATTTTTTCAACCGAGGGCGAAGCATGACCGCCGGCGGCAAACGCACCGGCGCAGGCCGCAAGCCGCTCGCGCCTGACCAACGCTCCGTCGGCGTGACGGTGCGCCTCCGTCCGCAAGTCGCGGCGCGGTTTCGCGATTTATGTAAACGGGCGGGCGTGAGCCAGTCGTGGGCGTTCACAGCGTGGATTAACCAATCGAGGTAGCTTTGACCGCCTCCGACGCACTCCTCACCACGCTGCGCCTTCCGCAGCCCGACCGCTCGCCAATCTACGAATGGGCGCGGAAGCATATCGTCCTGCCGGAGAGCTACGCGACGCCGGGACCGTTCAACGTGAAAATCTCGCCGTGGCTAATTCCGATCTTTGACGCGTTGCAGAATCCACTCGTGAGGCGCGTGCACTTCCGCAAGGCCGTGCAGATCGGCGGCACGCTCGTCGCTGACATCTGGGTGCCGTGGCTGATCTGCAACGACGCTGGGCCGATCAGCTGGACGATGCAGACGGACGAAATGATTGACCGTCACGCGAAGTCACGGCTGAACCCGATCTTCGAGTCGTGCAAGCCGGTCGCCGCGATGCTTCCGCGAGTCGGGCCGCACCGGACGACGACCGAAATCTACTTCGGCGGCTTCTTTTTTCTGCTCAACCCGGCCAACCTTTCCAGCCAACAGTCGCAGTCCATCCGCTATAAAATAAATGACGAGATTTGGCTGCCGAAGTGGCAGGAGGTTTACGGTCACGCCGTCGCCCGCGTCAGTCGCTTTGAGGAGGTCGGGCGCTCCAAGATTTACAACACGAGCCAAGCGCCGATTATGGACCTTGAGACCGGCAACGTGGAAGACACGAGCTTCCGCCAAGGCACCCAGCAGGAATGGAGCACCGAGTGTCCGGCGTGCCACAAGGTTCACCCGCTTGCCTTCGCGCTGGACAAGAACGAGGAGACCGGGCTGCGGGGCGGCGTGGTCTGGGATGCAGCGGCGCGGCGCGATGACGAGACGTGGGACGTTGCGCGAGCCGTCGAGTCCTGCCGATTCCGTTGTCCGCATTGCGGCCACGAGTCACCGGACACCGACACGACGCGGACCGGCTGGAAGCGGGCCGGGCGGTTCGTTTCGCTGAACGAGGCTGCGCCGGCGGAGATCCAGAGCTTCCGCGTCGAGTCGCTTGTCAGCCGGCCGATGCGGCTTCTGGTCGAAGAATTCTGCGAGGCGGACAACCATTTCGTGCGCCAAGGTGACGACAAAATGAAGATCGAGTTTCGCACGAAGCGCGAGGCGCGGCCGTGGATTGTCGAGAAGAAGGTCGTCAACCTCTTCGTGCAGGCGAGCGACTACACCGTCGCTCAGTTCTCCAACGGCGAGGCAATCGACGGCGAGGTGATTCGCTTCATGGCCGTGGACCGTCAGCAAGACCACTGGTGGGTCGAAATCGGCGCTTTCAGCTCGGCGACCGGTCCGACCTACCGGCAGCTCTATTTCGGGCGCGTCGAGACGCGGGACCAACTCCGGCAGTTGCAGCACCGTTACAAGGTGCAGGACGCGTGCGTTGCCCAAGATCGCGGCTACCGACCCGCCGACGTTGACCGGGATTGCGCGGACTTCGGCTGGCGAGGGATGCGCGGATACGCTCGCAAGACTTGGACGATGCGAGACGAGGCAAGCGACAAGCTGATCAACTTCCCGTTCAGCGAACCACGAGTGAGCGACTACCGGGGCGGAGACGTGTTTTATTACGACTGGTCTGGCGACTATTTCAAAGACCTGCTTGCGAACGCGCTGGAAGCCAAGGGCGACCTGAAATGGCTTTTGCCGAAGGACGTGAATCCGCTCTACCTCGAACACCTCAAGGGCGAGTCAAAGGTTGAGATTCGCACCGGCGTTTGGGAGTGGCGCGAGGTGAAAAGCAACGCGCCGAATCACGGTCTCGACACCTCGGCGATGCTGCTCTGCATGGCGACGATTGCGAACGTGATTCGCTACGCAGCTCCGAAGGAATAAGGCCGGTTTGACGTTTCGAGCCTTGGTATGCTCGACAACCCATTTCTCGGACTGGACACCGCGACGCTTACCGCGCTCAAGACCAAGACGATTGACGCGATTCAAGCCGTGCTCCTGAACCAAAGCTACTCGCTCAACGGCAAGAGCGTGAGCCGGGCAGACCTGACCGCGCTCAACAACATGCTCGGCAACTTGCAAGACGCCTTGACCGACGCAGCCGGAACGTCAACCGATACGACCTTCGTGAGCTTCAACGGAAACTGACATGAGCACCGACTTTTTCGACGCGTCAAAACTGGTCGCAAATAAACCGTGGATTGACCGGGCGTTGGAGAACATCGCGCCGACGTGGGCGCTCAAGCGTTTGGAGGCACGCGTCGCGAAGTCGCTTTTCGAGTATAACGCGGCGCGGACTAATCGCCTTTACACGCCCAAGCAATACACCCAGCCGGCCGAGAGTTCGCAGAATCAGCGGGACCGGGTGGTCATGATGTATGAGGCTCGCGACCTCGTGGACAACTTCCCCGAGGCGCGGGAAATTTCGCGCAAGTTCGGACTCTACCTGACGCCGCACGAGTATTCTCCGACGACCGGGGACCGCGATTACAACCGCGTGATTGACGACTATTTCCACGCGTGGTGCAAAAACTGCGACGTGACGAACCGGCACAGCTTCAAAAAGCTCGTGCAGCTCGCAGCCGAGGAACGACCGATTGACGGCGATTGCGGCTTTGTGATTCGGCGCAGCGGCGAGGGTTTGAAACTGCAACTGGTGCCGGCGACGCGCATCGGCAATCCGAACGAGTCAGCCGTCGCCTCGAACAATTACTTTCAAGGCGTCGTGACGAACGACTTCGGTCAGCCAGTGGCTTACCGGATTTTCCGCGTGGACCGGAACGGCGTTTATTTCGGCGCGGAGGACATTCCGGCGAATCAGTTTTGCCACTACTTTGACCCGTTCCGCGTTGACCAATACCGGGGCGTGACGGACCTGCACAGCGCAATCCAGACGGCGCGGATGCTGCACGAAATCTTGCAGGCGGAAAAGGCGGGCGTTCGCTTCTCGTCGCAGCAGGCGGCGCTGATCTTCAACGACCGAGGCGTCGCGAACCCGCGCAACCTTTTCCAGCCAAACCCTGCGGCGAACTTGCCGAGCGGCCAGACGCAAAAGAACGAGCTGACCGAGGTCGGCATGATTCGATATTTCCAGAACAGCGACCGCGTGGAAGTCATGCCGTCGCGTCCGTCGCAGGCTTTCACCGGATTTGTGCAGCACCTCATGCACGAGATCGCGCTAGGCGTTGGCGTGCCGGAAGGCGTGCTGTTCGGCACGCAGGAATACAAAGGGCCGAGCGTCCGCGCAGAGTTCGCTGCGGCTGATCGAGTGTTCACGAACAAGCAGGGCGTGCTGACCGACAAGGTTCTCGACCCGATCAAGGACGCCGTGATTCTCGACGCCATCGCACGCGGCGAGATTCCGCCGCCTCCGCTTCTCGCGGGCGAAACAATGGTTCAAGCACTGCGCCGAGCGACCAAGGGCGAGTGGCGCTTCCCGGCGAAGCTCAGCATCGATGTCGGCCGCGAGAGCGCCGCGAACATGAACGAGAACCGGCAGGGCGCGAAGTCGCTGCAAGAGATCGCGGCCGAGGAAGGCACCGACGCTTTCTCGCGGCTCGAACAGATCGCAATCGAGGCCGGTTTCGTGAAGGAACTCGCGGTCAAATACGGCGTGCCAGAGACGGCTATTCGCCTCACGACGACCTCACTCCCGAGCACGCCAGCGGCCGCAGCCGCAGCAGGCGATGCGGTGGGCGCAAGCGCAGCCGAGGCGCAGGCGGCGAGCGTCGCGGCGGCACCCGCTGCAATCGAGCCGGTTCAACAAGTGCAGAACGACGCAAATCTCGTCACGATCAACTTCGCGACCGACTCCTACATTCCGACAAACGCGATGGCGGAAAACGCTCGCCGCGCTCTCGACGTCCGCGAGCAAAAGCCAATTTCACAGCGCGGCATGACGAGTATCGGCATCGCTCGCGCTCGCGACCTCATGAACAAACGGCCAATGTCCGAGGACACCGTTCGCCGGATGAAGGCATTTTTCGACCGCCACCAAGCCGACAAGCAGGGCGAGACGTGGAAGGACCAAGGCAAGGGCTGGCAGGCGTGGCACGGCTGGGGAGGCGACGAGGGCTATTCGTGGGCGACGGCCATCGTTGAGCGTTTGAACAAGCAAGAAGTGCCGAAGGAACTTAACGCTGAACCGTTCGTGATTCGTGAGGCTCTGCTCAAAAACAAGGACGCCGCCGAGGTGTTTAAGACATTCTGCAAGACCGCTTCGCCGACGCTCGAAGAAATCGACAAGCAGCAACGCGTGGTTAAAATCTACCGCAAAGTTTCGGAGATTTTTGAGACGTTGAAAAATCGCACCAACTAAGATGAGCACAAAGACCGACCACGAAGAACAGTTGGGCGCGATTATACTCCATCACGCCGAGGAATTGCAGCGCATGGCGGCGGAGATTCCCCAGCTTCGCACGGCGCTGGCCGTCGCCGAGCACGAACGCAAATCGCTGGCCGATTCTCCGAGCATGGTTTCAGCCGTTGCGAACCTCGCGCAAATCATCACCGCGTTGCAGGGAATTTTGGCGAAACCGCCGCAAGCCCCCGAGATCAACGTGACCATTCCCGAAATCAAACTGCCAGACGCGCCAACTGCGCCGGCAATCGTTTTCCCGGAATGGCCGAAGCCAGAAAGCAAATCGCGCATCGTTTTTCGCATCACGAAACGCGACGGACTTGGCCGGATGGCCGAAGCCGTTGCCGAGCTGGAATAATTTAACACACAAAAAAAATGGCCGACAACGTAGGATATACACCGGGCGAAGGCGCAAGCGTCGCAGCCGACAACATCGGCGGGCATCTCTTTCAGCGCGTGAAACTCGCGCTCGGCGCGGACGGAGTGAACGACGGCGACGTCAGCGCAGCAAATCCGGTTCCGGTTACGGGCGCGGTCACGGTGGGAAATTTCCCGGCGCAGACCGGGCTGACCGACGCGCAACTTCGGGCGAGCGCGGTTCCCGTTTCTGGAACGGTCACCGCCAACACTGGATTGTCGCAACCGCTAACCGACGCTCAGCTTCGCGCCGCAGCGGTGCCGGTAAGCGCGGCAAGTCTCCCACTCCCGACCGGCGCAGCTACGGCGGCGTTGCAGCCGGACGTGATGACAACGCATCCGACCTTCGGCAGTCGCGGCTCCGTCGTGCGTCAGGCTCCGGCTGATATTTGGTCGGTCGGTTTTGCTGACAGCGGATCTGGCTTGCTTGCATCCGAATTCACGCAGCGGCGTCTCGGCACAGGCATGGGCGTGACGCAGGCGAGCAGCAACTTGCTGGTGACAACCGGCACCACCGCGAACAGTGAATTTCTGGCGCGAAGCACGACCGCGTTCAAGGGCGCGTTCACGGCTCGCCACAAAACGATTCTTTCGCAGCGCATCGCGCAAAATAACTTTGCCGTGATGATGGCGGACATGATCGGCGAGGGCTTGGCCTGCACGATCAACAGCGCGACCTCAATCACCGTCACAAAAGCGGCGCACGGATTTACGACGGTCAACGTCGGACAGTTTATGATGGTGGGCGCGATTACCGGCGCGAACGGCGTGCCGAATCGCTACGCCATCGCGTCCATCCCATCGGTGGACACGATCAACTTTACGGTCGCGGGCTGGCCAGCGTCTGGAAGCTGCACGGTGGATTTATTCGGCTGGAACTACCTCTGGACGCAATATTCCGGCACGACTGCGACCAACGCCAGCATTGACGCGCAGCGGCGCGGGTGGAACTCGGGCCTGACGACGGCAACGATTAACACGACCGCCGCGCCGGGGCACGTGATGCAAACTTACGCGGACGGGCGAAATGTCGCTTGGTCGGACGCGCTAGTCGCCAGCGCAACGACGCCAACCGTAACGACTCGCGGCAGTCGCGTTGAATCTCTGCCGGACGACGACGTGAACCTTTACGTCTATTTGTGGAGCTACAACGGCACGAGCGCACCCGCGAGCACGACGACGTGGACGCTCGGCTTTATCGCCGTTGAGGACAACGTGAACGTGCCGACGTATATCGCTGGCGTTCGTCCAAATGGCAATGCGGCTCCGTTGCCGGTGGCGGTGCAAGGCACAGTCGCAACGTCATTCACCCAACCGGCGCTGGTCGCAGGCTCGGCTCTAATCGGAGACGTGGGCATCCAATACCGTGGCAGCGCGACGGGCGCGGCCACGCTCACCAACGTCAACAGCCCGGCCACCCCAGTCGCGCAGCAGCTCAAATCCGGCGCAGGCAGATTGCTCGGCATCCTCGTGACTAACACCTCTGCCTCAACGCGGTGGCTCAAAATTTTTAATCTAGCTTCCGCCTCGGTCACCCCCGGCACGACGGCGGCAACGACGGAAATCGGCATTGGCGCGGGCCGCACAATTAACTGGTCGCTTGAGGGCGGTGCGGGCTTTGCGACAGGCATCACGATTATGGTCACGGGCGGGCAGGGTCTGACCAACAACACTGGAATCACCCTCGGCGACGTAACCGGCTTTACTTCTCACGCTTAATCAAATGACCGTTTCAAAACTCATTCAGCTTGCACAGCGCCGCATTGCTCGACTGGAGCAAGATCGCGTTAGTGCCGACCTCACCGGAGACACCGACGCGATGGAGCGGATTGATTCCGAAATCGCAGAAACGCAGACAACGCTTAATCAACTGCAAACGCTCTCGGAATAAACGATGCTGCTGACGCTGCTCAGTTTCCAAGGCACGCCGCCACCGCCGCCGCCGCCGACACCGGACGAGTCGGACGTAATTATCGGCACCACGAGAGAGCGGCGCGTCCGAAAAATTGACGAAGAGGACTTAGAGACGCTCGAAATTTTTGCCACCACGCTTTTGATCTACCACCGCAACGGCCAACTCTGACACCATGCAAGACCCACAACAGCAAATCAACAGCCTCATCGAGATGGCCGTCACGCAAAAGGCGGAACTCAAGCAGATCCTCGAATTTTTCCCAATCTTGCGCGACCACTTGTCCGGCGAGATCGAGCGCAGCCTTGAAGAGATCGAACCGGCGATTCGCTCGGAGCTGGAAATCTTTATCGCGGCGCGAGCGACCGACGCACAGACCAAGATCAGCTCGGAGCTTTCCGCCAAAATCGACGCCATCACTCGCAGCCTAGAATCAACGACGGCGGCGCGTTATTCCGTGCTCATGGCCGAGCGCGAGAACAACGCTTCGCTTCTGACGCAGGCCGAGGCGCGAATCGCAGAGGCGGCGTCCGCTTTGCCGAGCGCGGTCAAGGAAATCGTCACCGACGAACTCTCACGCTTTCCGCGTGCCGGCGAAATCGATCAACTGCGGAAGGAATTTGCCGAGCCGAAGGGCCTGAACCCTCGCGGCAAGTGGACGCCGAACGACACCTATCAAAAGTTGGACCTCGTGACGTTCAACGGCGATTCGTTCGTGTCGAACATCAACGACAACCGCGAAAGACCGGGCCGGAACGCGGAGAACTGGACGCTGAACGCCGCACGCGGCAACAGTGGCGGCGGCGGCGGCATTACTACGCTGACCGATCTTCTGCCGATCCCAACGAGCGGGCAAATCCTCGGCAGCGAAGGGCCGAGCTACGTGCCGAAGAACTTAGTGGCCGGCAGTAACATCACGATTACCGAGACGCCGACGACGATCACGATTACCGGCGACGAGGGACAAATCGAGTTGCAGGACGGAACCGAGGCAGCGCCGTCCCTCTTCTTCGTCAGCGATACCAACACCGGTATGTATCGCCCGGCAGCTGACACGGTGGGAATCGTTGGCGGCGGCAACGACGTGGTGCGGCTGACTGGCGTGGCGAGCGCGACGGATTACATTGAGGTCAAGAACGGAATCGGCGTTGCCACTCCGCTCCACATTCTCGCCGAGGGCGCGAGCACGAATATCGGCGTGCATTTGCAGCCAAAGGGCAGCGGACTTTTCACGATCAGCGACGGCACCGATTTTAACAAAGGCATACGCTTTCGCAGCTCGTCCAGCGCCGCAAGCGCAGTGACTTTGATTGACGCCGTTTCGACAGCCGGCCGCGTCGTCACTCTTCCCGACGCAACCGACACGCTCGTGGGACGTGCGACCACGGACACGCTGACGAACAAGACCCTGACGAGTCCGACGATGACCGCGCCGGTGCTTGGCACACCGTCCAGCGGCACGCTGACGAGCTGCACGGGCCTACCGCTCACGACGGGCGTGACCGGCACGCTACCAGTCGCCAACGGCGGCACAGGCGTGACCACCTCGACGGGCAGCGGCGCAAACGTGCTCTCTACGTCACCGACGCTCACGACGCCAATCTCGGCGTCTCTCACCTCGCCATCCGCCACCGACCTCACCCTCGCGGGCGGCAGCTCGGGGGCGAGTTTGGTGTTGTTTCAAGGCGCGAACGGCGCGGTAGGTATCGCATCAAACGGCACTGGTTCTGTTAATATCACCCCCGGTGCATCTGGCTCGGTCAATATCAACAGCGCAAGCGGCGTTGGCAAACTTGCGGTCCGCACTGGCACCGATGAAAACGCGCATTTCCGCACCGCCACGGCCATCGGCGGAACCGGCGTGGGGCTGGATATGCTCAACAACGCCAACGGCGCAACGGTAGGCTTCACCCTTCGCGCCAGCGCCACGCGGCTCACTGGTGGCGTCGTCTCCGTCACCGACACCACCGCCAGCACGTCTACGACCACCGGGAGCCTTATCAACGCGGGCGGCTTCGGCAATGCGGGCGCGGCGTTTATCGGGGGCGCGGCGACGTTTGCGGCGCGGATTGGCATCAATGGCGCACCCGCGAACAACGCTGCCGCAAACCTTGGCGGGATCATCCCAAATATCGGCGGGGACACAAACGGCGTTGGCTACTTATCGGCGGGGACGTATCCCGCATCATTTACGGCTGGTGCGCACTCGTTTTACTCACTCCCGGCAAGCACCGCGTCGGCCTATACGCTTACGAATATGTCAGGCTTTTACGCCGCTGCCCCGACGAAGGGCGCAGGCTCGACGATCACGAATCTTTACGGAGTTTATGTCGAAGCTCTAACGGCAGGCACCAATAATTGGGCCTTCCGCAGCGTGGGAGCGGGTTTGGTTCAGATTGGCGACACCACCGCCAGCACATCCACCACG